TTTATCAAGCTGTTGCAAGTAAATCAAACCAACAAAGTCAAACAATAAGTAGAGGATCATTTACAGTTTTAGCATCTCAAGCGTATAGTGGAACACCAGCAGCTTTTGATGGTAGGAGTCAATTACAAAAAGATCTAGATTTAATTGAAACTGCGATAAGAAATATTATTAGTGGTGGTGCAATACAGGAGTATAAAATCGGAACAAGAAATGCAAAAAAATATGAATTATCTGAATTATTAGTTTTAAAAAGTCAATTAAAAGTTGAACTTGTTAGAGAAAAACAAGCAGAGACAATTGCGAATGGTCTTGGAAATCCAAGAGCTACTTTTGTTCGTTTTGATGGAGCTTACTAATGGGTATTAGATCTAACATTGCAAGTGCAGTAAAAAGAGTTTTAGGTTTTGGTGGAAAAGCTAATCCTCTTAAAAACATAAGAGCATATCAAGGAGCATTGGTTTCTAGGCTTACATCAGATTGGATGGCAAGTCAGCTTAGTGCTGATGCCGAAATAAGGAATAGTCTTAGAAAGCTAAGAGATAGGTCAAGAGAACTTGTACGAAATAATCCTTATGCAAGACAGGCAAAGAGGACGACTCAAATAAATATTGTTGGAACTGGTATGAAGTTTCAATCAAGAGTTATTCAGATTAGAGGAAATAGAAGGGATCAAAGAATCAATAATTTAATTGAACAAAAATGGGCTGAATGGTCTGGTGCTAATAGTTGTGATTGTGCAGGTAGGTACAGTTTTCACGAATTTGAATGGTTGGCTGCTGGAGCTTTATGTGAGTCTGGTGAAGCTATTTTCAGAATTGTAAGATCTCAATTTGGCAATTCAAAAGTACCTCTTGCTTTGCAGATTGTAGAGTCAGATTTATTAGATGAAGAATATACTGGTAAAACATTAAATAGTAAAAACGAATGGCGAAACGGAGTGGAAAACGATGAGTGGGGAAGACCAGTTCGCTATGCCATTCTTACTAAGCACCCAGGGGATGCTTATTATTTAGATTATTCAAACAATCAAAAAACACACATCTTTTTGTCAGCAGAAGATGTTATTCATTTATATCTTCCAGAAAGGCCAGGTCAAAACCGTGGAGTTCCTTGGTTTCATAGTGTCATGGCAGATATGCATCAATTGGAAGGGTATGAAGAGGCTGCTGTTATCAGAGCTAGAGCAGGTGCAAGTATTATGGGATTCATACAGAATGATCAAGGTGAGTTGATAGGTGATGAGGTTCAAAATAATCAAAGAATACAATCCTTTTCTCCTGGTGAGTTTCGTTACTTAGCACCAAATGAAAGTATTAATATTCCTGATATAGATTATCCATCTCAACAGTATGAGATGTTTGTAAAAAACAAAATAAGACGTTTTGCTACTGGTATTGGATGTAGTTTTGAAACTATTAGTAAAGACTTTAGTGAAACAAACTATTCAAGTTCAAGATTAAGTTTGTTAGAAGATAGAGAACATTGGAAATTCTGTCAGAAATACTTGATTAATAATTTACATTTAAGAGTATTTAAAGAATGGATGAAACTAGCTGTTCTTGTAGGAGAGTTAGATTTCGATGATTTTGCAGTTAGACCAGAAAGGTATATCAAACCAAGATGGACTCCACCTGCACAACATTATGTAGATCCACTAAAAGAAGTTAGAGCTTTTAGAGAAGCAGAGCAAGCTGGTTACATGAGTAAAGGTCAAGTCATAGCTGCTACAAATGGTGGTGATTATGACGATATTATTTCAGAAATATCAAGAGAACAAGAAGTCGCTAAAGAGTTAGGAGTTACATTAGATAAAGATCTTGATCTTGAAGTTGAGGTTGGTCAATTAGAACTTGACTTACCACAAGCACAACCGACAAGAGCAAAGAAAACTCGTAAAAAAACTAAGTAATCATGGCAAATGTAAGTGGCACAGAGATCAATCTTAAACCTACAGAAGGTATGGTATCTGAGGCAAAGAGATACAAGGCTTGGAAAAAAGAAGGGAGAGCAGGTGGTACGCAGGTTGCTGCGGTAAGAGCTACTCAAATTATTAGTGGTTCAGAACTTTCCGCAGATGTTGTGGTCAGGATGTTTAGTTTTTTTGCTAGACATGAAGTAGATAAGAAAGCAGAAGGTTTTAGTCCAGGAGAAAAAGGATATCCATCAAAAGGCCGTGTGGCCTGGGCAGCCTGGGGAGGGAATGCTGGTTTTACTTGGAGTAGAGGTAAAGCTGCTGCTATAAAAAAAGCTAGAGAAAGAGCAGAACCCATAGAACTATCAAGGCCATATCCAAACGAACACGCAGCTACTATTACAAATGCAGAACAATATGATACATTTAGGCGGTCAAATAACGAGGCTTCACAAGGGGTAGACTTTATATTTGGTATAAAGAATAATGAAGAGGGTGCTGAACTTCAATCGATAAGATTCAGACTGTCTGAATATTCTACTTCCCAAGCTAGATCTTGGCTTGAAAGAAACGAATTTGATTTTATCAAGTTTGAACCTGCTACTAACGAAAAATCTATGACTGAATCGACAACAGTTGAAAAAAGAGCCGAACCTGATGGTTTGAAGGTAGGTGATTTTGTTCGCTGGAATTCTAGCGGTGGTGCAGCTAGAGGAAAGATTGATCGCATTGTAAGAGATGGATCAATAGATGTACCAGATAGTTCTTTTACTATCACAGGAACAGCAGACGACCCTGCTGCTTTGATCACTCTTTATAGAAATGGTGAGGCGACAGATCGTAAGGTCGGTCATAAGTTTTCAACTTTGACTAAGATCGCAGCTATCAGATCAATAGATGCTGATGACAAATTGGAAAGAAAAGAAGTTACTGATTTTAAAAATGTGAAATCAAGAACATTTGAATTTCCTTTTAGTTCTGAGTATCCAGTAAAGCGTTATTTCGGTAACGAAATATTAAGCCATGAAAATGGTGCTGCTGATCTATCAAGATTAAATGATGGTGGGGCAGTTTTGTTTAATCACAATATGGACAAACCAATAGGAGTAGTTGAGTCTGCTTATATCGGTGAGGACAAGCGTGGTTATGCAAAAATTCGTTTCTCAAGAAGCAAGTTCGCATCTGAGATCTTAGAAGATGTTAAAGATGGAATCATTCGAGGTATCAGCTTTGGATATTCTATAAATGATATTGATGAGACTCAAGATGGGATGCTAGCTCGGTCATGGTCGGTACACGAATTATCGGTTGTAACTGTCCCAGCAGATCCGACAATAGGCTTCGGAAGAAGTTTGATTACACCCTCTCAAGGTAATAGTATTACTATGGAAGATAAGTCACCTACTCAGGAGATTAATTCTGCGGATCAATCCGCATCACCCTCTGTTCGCACTATGGAAGAACCAATTAAAGAAACTCAGGTTGAAGCGGAGAAATCCGTTGAAATCGACATCAAAGCCGAAGTTCAACGTGCTATTGATGAGAACAACGCTCGTACATCATCTATCACTTCATTATGTCGTGAATTTGGAGAGTATGGAGCAGAAGACATCGCTGAAACTCTTATAAAAGGCAACAAATCTGTTGTTGAAGCAAGAGCAGCAATTTTAGATCTTGTAAAAAACAAGGCAGAAGTAAACAACACACCTATCCGTTCAACAGACATGACATCTAACGAAGTTGGCTTGGATAAGAAAGAAGTAAAGAAATTTTCTTTCTTAAGAGCTTTAAATGCTTTAGCAAATCCAAATGACAGATCAGCACAAGAAGCTGCTTCTTTTGAAAGAGAAGTTTCCGATGAAGCATCTAAGCGTTATGACAAGCCAGCAAATGGCATTTTAGTTCCTAACGAAGTTCTACAAAGAGACTTGAATGTTGGTACTGCTACAGCAGGTGGTAACTTAGTTCCTACAGAATTACTTTCTGGTTCTTTCATTGACATTCTTCGCAAGAGAATGGCTGTTATGGCTGCAAACCCAACAATGCTTACTGGATTGTCTGGTAACATTGCAATCCCAAGAATGACTCAGAGTGCATCTGGATTCTTTGTTGGAGAAGGTGCAGAGCCAACAGAATCACAGCAAGCTTTTGATCAAGTAAACATGACACCTAAGACAGTTGGTGGTGTTGTTGAATTCACAAGACGCTTGTTATTGCAGTCATCTATAGATGTTGAATCTATGATTAGAGACGATATAGCTCGTGTAATTGCTACTAAGTTAGACAACGCTGCTATCTACGGAACAGGTTCATCAAACCAGCCTCTAGGTATCAAAGATACAACAGGTGTTGGTACTCAATCACTTTCAACCTTTGGTACTTTTGCTGAGTACATTGGAATGGAAACAGATGTTGCAGCAGCTAACGCAGATGTAGCAAATATGTTCTACATCATTAATGCTTCTGCTAGAGGTGCGTTAAAGAGTACAGAAGTTGCATCAAATACAGGCAAGTTTGTATTCGAGAACAATGAGATTAATGGTTATCCAGCTATAGTTTCTAATCAGCTTGTAAATAACGATGCACTATTTGGCGATTTCAGTCAGTTCTGTATTGGGATGTGGTCTGGTTTAGATCTAACTGTAGATACAATCACAAAAGCAGGTAGCGGTACTGTCAAGATAGTGGCGTTACAAGATGTCGATTTTGCTATCAAGCAACCTACTGCCTTCTGTTTCGCAACATAAAATGAAAGTTGAACTTATAAGATCAACAATGATAGCTGGAGTCCCTACGGACTCTGGCTCTACTCTAGAGGTAGATGATAATGTTGGTCGTCTGCTTGTTTTTAGTGGTAAAGCTAAGATTGCTTCAGAAAAAACTACTGTAGTTAAAGAAGAAGTTGTTGAGGAAAAACCCAAAGCAAAGCAAAAACCAAAGAAAAAACTGACTACAACTACAGAGGAAACCTAAAGTGGCGATTATTCAACAAAACTTAGAAAAGTTAGATGTTACAGCAGCAGTAGCATCTGCTTCAGTAACATCTACAGCTACATCAAGTGCTATTGACTTATTAGAATTTGATGGTGATGTTATTCTTGTTCTTAACTGTGCAGCAGGGACAGGTTCATCACCAACTTTGAATATTAAAGTTCAAGATTCTGATGCATCAGGTGGTACTTATACAGACTTGTCTGGAGCAGCTTTTACTGAAGTTACTACATCAGCTTCATTACAAACTCTTGCAGTTAATAAGGATGAATGCAATAGATTCATCAAGATAGTTCAAACAGTTGCAGGTTCATCACCTGTTTTTGTTTATGGAGTATCACTTATTGGTGCTAAAAAGTACGGCTAAATATACAGCCCTCCAAGTGAGGGCTTTTTCTTATGGCATTTACTGAAGATTTAAGTACATTTTTTACTGACTTTTCAGATACCGTTGTGTTTAACAGCACTACTTATAAAGGAATCTTAGATGAGCCTGATGAAATAATTGCTGATGGGGTTGTGTTAACAACAGATTATCAATTGACTGCAAAAACTAGTGATTTAGGTACTGTTTTATTTGATTCATCAATAAGTGTAAACTCTGTAAGTTATAAAGTAAGAAGTGTTAGAAAAACAGATGATGGTAGTTTATGTATTATTTCTTTAATGAAGGTTTGAGATGGCAAGTAAAAGAGAACAAATTTTAGCTGCATTAAAAACAAGTCTTGCAAATACAACAGGAGTAGGAACACGAATATATAGATCTCGTGTAGCAGCATTAAGTAGAACAGAATCACCTGCTTTGGTTATTGAACCTGTTACAGATGAGCCTACAATTAATAGTTCTTCTTATTTAAAAATAGATTGGAGATTAAGAGTTAGAGTTGTTGTCATTGTTAGAGGAGAAATACCAGAAAATATTGCAGATCCAACGATAGAAAGTTTACATACGAAAATATTAAATGACCCAACAGTAGGAGGTCTTGCAAAGGATATACAACCAGCGACTCAATCTTTTGAAGTGTTAGATGCTGATCAACCTGCTGGAGTTATAAGTTGTGAATATGAAATAGAGTATCGTACTTCTTATAACAATTTATCAACATGATTTATAATAGTAGGGCAAGCCTAACAACCCTTATTGTTTAATATGAGTAATGAAATCCCAAATGAGGGTGGTACTTACATACTAAACCCCAAAACTGGCAAGCGTAAGCTAGTTCAACAAACAAAACAAGCAGAACTCCCTAAAGAGGTAATTACAGATGGCACAACTGACAAGGAAGAGAGTAATTCTAATTGAAGCGGAAAGTTCATATGGAACTGACCCTACCCCTTCAGCAACAGATGTAGTTTTAGTAACTGATCTAACTATCACACCACAATCAAGTGATGTCGTTAATAGAGATGTTGTAAGACCATTTCTTGGATCATCACAGCAGCTTTTAGCAAACACTAAAGTCGAGTGTACGTTTTCAGTCGAATTTTGTGGATCTGGTACAGCAGGTACAGCTCCTCGATATGGGAGTGCTTTAAAAGCGTGTGGTCTTAGTGAAACAATTTCTTCTGGAACAAGTGTTACCTATGAACCAATTTCAGCTAACTTCTCATCTGTCACTATCCACTACAATATAGATGGTGTAAGGCATATCGTTACAGGCTGTCGAGGCAATGTTGCATTGTCAACGGAGGTAGGATCAATTCCAACTCTCGATTTCGCTTTTACTGGGATATACAATGCCCCAACTGATACAGCATTACCTTCTGTTACATATGGAAATCAAGCAACTCCATTAATATTTAAAAACGGTAATACAACTAGTTTCCAACTTTTAAGTTTTGCAGGTGCATTACAATCTCTAAGTTTTGATATGGGAAATTCTCTTGCCTATAGAGAATTAGTTGGAGGAACAAAAGAAGTACTTTTAACTGATAGAGCAGCAAGTGGATCAGTAACTATAGAAGCACCAACAATTGCACAGAAAGATTTCTTTGCTGCGGCTTTAACAGATACTACTCTTGGTAATTTACAAGTAACACATGGAACGGCTGCTGGTAATATATGTAAATTTTCAAGCACTAAAGTAGATATCGGAGATATCTCTTATGGAGAAATGGATGGAGTGAATATGTTAGAGATCCCATATACATTAGTCCCAAGCACAGCTAATGATGAGCTAACTTTCCTATACACTTGACTTCCTAGCTAAAGTATAGAAGTATATATATTATTTAGTCTTTATGGCATTTGTTCGTAAGAAGACCAAGGTTTATCCTTGGCCTGTAGAAGTAAAACGTCCTTCTGAGGATATACCAGGCGAATTTGAAAAGTTTGAGTTTAAGGGAAAGTTCGTAAGACTTACAAGAACAGAACTTGATAAGTTTGAAGAAGAAGATGAATTTTCTGCTCTTGTAAAAATATTAGTCGATTGGGAAGATGTTAATGAGGAAGACGGAACACCAATTCCCTTTAGTAAAAGTGTATTAAAAGAATTTGCTGAAGATGTTGATTTCGTAAAAGGAGTCTTAGAAGCATTCAAAGGATTCTATGGTAATGCTCAAGCAAAAAACTAATTGATGCTGCCATATACTGGGCTTCGGGTGGCAGACAAACAATAGATAGTACCCAAGAAGATGCAAAAGTTTTTGGGATAAAAATTGAGGAGCAGCCAGAGATAGATGATGATTACGAAGTAATGGAAGATAATTGGGAAATTGTTATGATGTTTTTAAGAATACAAACACAATGGGATATGTCCTTTGGAGGTGTAGTAGGATTAAAGTACGAGGTGTTATTGCTTGCTGGAGGTCTATTTGACCTTTACAATGTAGAAAACCGCAAAGAAATGTTAGAGGGCATACAACTTATGGAATCTGTGGCTCTAAAAGAAGTAAATAAGGAGAAGAAATAGTGGCTGCTAAAAAAATATCGCTTATTAAATTAAAAATTGAGCTTGAGGGCTTAAAAGATTTTAAAGGATTAACAAAACAACTTACAGATTTAAATACAAAACTTACTCCAACAAGACAAAATTTAAAATCTCTTGCCCAATCAATAAAAGGAGTAAGCAAAGTAACACCAAAAACTATAAGTCAATTTAAACAGAAAGATAAAGTTTTAAAAAGACTTAGAGAAGAAGTAAATGTTAATGGTCGTGCTTTTAAAAGACTTGGCAGAGAAATTGATTCTAATAGAAAAAAATTACAAGCATTTAATCAGACAGGCAAGAAAAAAACAGGGTTAGGAAGACAAGTAGGTTTAGGATTTGCAAGCACTATAGCTTCTCAAGTTCTGCCTGGATTTACCTCTCAAGGTGCTTTGGCAGGTGCAAATCTTGGAGGTGCTAAAGGTGCTGCTATTGGTGCTGCTATTGGTGCTGGTATAGATTTTGCAATGTTCACAAGAAGTGCAGCAGAATATTCTGCTCAAGTTGGAAGATTAAGAATAGCATTAAAAGGTGTTACTAAAGATTCTAAAACTTATAACAAAGGGCTTCAAATTATAAGAAGTGTTTCTGATGAATTAAATGTTCCTATTGCACAAGCAACAAAACAATTTACTCAATTAGCCGCATCAGTTTTAGGGTCAGGAGGGACAATAAAAGATGCAGAAACTGTTTTTAGAGGAATATCAGAAGCTGTAAAAGCAACAGGTGGAGATTCGGAAGATCTTTCTAGTGCGATTCGAGCGATGGCACAAGTGTTTGGTAAAGGTAAGGTGTCGGCTGAAGAATTGCAGGGTCAATTAGGTGAAAGGCTTCCAGGAGCTGTGGTTAAATTTGCAAAAGCAAATAAAAAATCTATGACTACATTACAAAAAGATTTAAGAGATGGTGTTGTAGATTTAAATCAAATAATTACTTTTGCAAATAAATTAACTGATGATCATAGAGATGCTGCACTTGAAATGGCTGCATCAAGTGAAGAATCTGGGGAAAGAATGAAGAACGCTTTCTTAGATATGAAATTTGAAGTTGGAATTATATTTCAAGAACTTGGAGGTGAATTTAATGATTTAATTACTGGAGTTGTAAAACAAATAACTAGACTTTTAAGATTAATAAATCGACTAAGAAATGAATCGGCAGCTAGAGCATTTGCCAATGAAGAGGTAGGAAAAGCATTTTCTGGTAATTTTAATGAGCAGTTAGGTGGAACTGGATTTGATAGTCCTTTTAGACTTGGTGATAAACGTACTAATGATCAAGGTGAAACAATTCAACAAATGGGGCAAAGAATATATAAGGATCGGTTAAATAAAGAAATATTAGGGGATTTTGAAGCTGGAAAATTCCCTTTATTTACAAGTGGTAAAGATAAGGCAGAAGCAGCAGAAAAATTTAGATTAGAGCTAGGCTTAATAAATAAACAACAATTTGAAAATTTACAGATTGAATTAGATGCTAAAAAAGCGATGGAAGCTCTTCCTGAGTTAGCAAAGAAGTTTAATTTATCACTTGATGATGTAAAAGCAAAACTTAAAGAAGCTAGAAATGACACCTTTAAGTTTAAAGAGGAAATGAAAAAGGTTATAGATGCAGGTAGTGATTTGCAAAATAATATAGAAAAACTTGCTGTTGACTCAGTTAATAAATTAGCTAATGCATTTGCAGATTTCTTTACTACAGGGAAAATGGGTTTTGCTGATT